CACGAGAGTCTATTTTTTTATTTTTCATATGCCTATATCTCCTTCGTGATGTTTAATTGTTTCGCATATTCTTCTAGTGGCACACCTAATTTTTTAGCGATTGTTACCTGAGAGGGCGTGAGTCTCACAGTTTTGCGACTAGGATTAACACTTCGCTTCGCACTAGCGACTGTTTGTGTAGGTTTAGTCGTAACCGTTGCTTCAGTTTTACCAAATTTATGCGGGAAGTCAAGCCTGATACGTTTATCTATTTCAGCATAATATTCATCTGATTGTGCATCAAAACCCTCCTCCTCTGTTAACTTTTTATGTAAATCAAACGCAGTGTAAGTCATTGCATTGTCTGTTCCAAACCAAGGGTTTTTCTCAGCCCATGCCTCTGCCTTTGGATCTGACGGCTGTGTTTGAGGGGCTATAACCTCTTCTAAAGTTCTATCTCTAGGTTCTGGTGCTTTATTTTCAGCTGCCTTTTTTAAATTAGCAACTCTAGCCTCTTCAACACCTAATCTTGCAATAGCTTTTTGAGCTTCAACTTCTGCTGCAATATCTCCTGCCTCTCTGGCTCTAGCTAGAGCGGATTGAGCAGCTTGCAAACCAGAAGTAACTCTACCTTCCATTGCATTTACATAGTTAGGTTCTATTGTTTTTAGTTTAGTCTTCAAACCTTGTTGGTCAGCCATAACTTGTTTAGCGTATTGTAAAGCAGCTTCTTTTTGTCTTTCTGCTTCACGCCATTTTTTAGTTAGCTTAGCAATTCTTTTTTGAACACCTTCACTGTAATCGTCTAATTCTTTTTTCTTTTCTTCTGTTTCTTCTTTTTTTGTTTCTTCTTTAATCTCTTCGACTTTGATTTCTTCCTTTGGTTCTTGAGTTTCTAATTTCGTTTCTCTTTCGTTTTCAAACGACTTATCTTCTTTCTTATCTTTTTCAAGATCGATTTCTACTTCAGGACCTGAAGTATCTATATCGACCATTGGTTCCTTTTTTTTATTTTCTTCTTCTGGCATAGTTTCTCCTTCTATGTTTAATATTGATGAAATATATCTTCAGGGTTTTCGATGGTTGCTAATATTTCATCATCATTTAGCAGTCTTACTTCCCCTCCATCGATCTGGATTCTAGATCCAGCGTATCTTGCAAAAACAACCCATTGGCCTTTTTTACACCATGGGCCCTCTGGGTATCTCTCTTTGTCATAACATTGATCACCCATGGATATTACTAAACCACATTGAGAGGCAACTTGTTGTCTTTCAATGGTTGTTTCTGACATAATTATGCCACCTTTAGTTTTCTCTTTCATTTTAAAAGG